CACCGCCGCCGCCACCGCCGTCATCTATCTTTACGGGGATTTTACCAGTCCACTTATATTTCCTGATAAGTGACTCACCAAGCGATATAATGCGGTCGGCCGTATTCATGGTGTCCTGCCCTCTTGTCTTATGGTTAAGAGTAACAAGCTCGTCAACCTTGCTACCGATAACGGTCTGGTCGTCGCCGAACCTGGCCACGTCGCATCCTATATGAATTGAAAGCGGAGAGGGCAGAGGCTTAAAATCACGTCTAAGCTGTATGGACTCATCTATCAGGGAAATAGGAATATAGACATCGTCTTCCTGCAAGGGAAACTCGCCGAGCACCCTTACCCTTACGAAATTGCTGTCTGCTCCGTACTTTCTTTTCAGGGCTTCTATATTTTCCTTATTCGTGCGGGGGCTGTCTTCGGAACTCACCTTGTGTGCCTTATAGCTCCCGCGGTCCCTTGTATGGCTGTCGAAGAATGTACCGCTCGTCTTAGTGGGGTTGCCGCACATCAGTAGTTTGTTGTTATCGCCGGACAGAGTTCCTAAAATCGCCTCCATAATGGGGTCGGCAACGCCGGAAGCCTCATCTACGATAAAGAGCATGTTGTCTTCATGGAAGCCCTGCATGTTCTCAGGCTTCGTGGCGGTCCTCGCTACCGCGAACCAGCGCTTCTCATAACCCTTTAAGTAAATATAGGTTTTGGTCCACGCCAGTATCTCGGACAGCACGGGACTTTTTCCCTGCCATTTTGCGATTTCCGACCATAGGACGTCATGAAGCTGCTGCTTTGTAGGAGCCGTAGCCACGACCCTTGCGAAAGGAAAGCAGCTTAAGAACCACAAGGCGGCGACGGCCTCAACGCCGGTCTTGCCCACGCCCTGGCCGGAACGGACAGTTACACGGTCATAGCCCGATAAATCATTAAGGACTCGTCTCTGCCAGTCGTCAGGGCTGAACCTTAAAACCTCTTCGGCAAAAAGCAAGGCACTGTTTCTGTAAGCTGGAAGCTTCTTTCTGAAAAAGTCGGTCCTGCTAATTTTTGCCGTCATTCTCAAGCACTCCGCTTATCCAGTCGCTAACAAGCTCTTCGGCGTCAACTTTGGCGCTGACATTGGTACCGTAACCGAATTTGCTCATCCACAAGGCCGAAAGCTGCGGAGGTATCTGCCCGGTCTCAAATTTACCGCGAACATCGACCTCGCATTCTTCCCGCATACGTGTCACAACGTCTTGAAACAGCTCATTTTCCGCGTATGTGGCATAGAAAGACGACCTCGGTAATTTAAGGAAAATGCAGAAGCCCTCAATCGTGTATGTTATTTTCCTTCTAAGTTCAGCGCTTACAAATTCGCCGCGCTTCTGGCTGAATTCATGAGTCAGCACAGACTGATTGTCGCACTGCTCCTTATACGCCCCCCACAGTTTCCACATTTCTGCAGGGGTTTTAATTTTTCTCGGTCTGGCCATACCCGTAAGGCACCTCCTTTCAAACCATAGAAAAACGGCGCCGGTTTTATTAACCGCGCCGTGTGTATTCCAAATATTTCATTTTGCATTATATCATACGGGCTAACCGACTTAACACGGTTTAGCTGAAATTTCTGAAAAATATTTTTTGGCGTTATCCTGCATTACCTGCAAAGCCTCTTTGTGTAGGCGGCAAACCCAGTCTTCACCGTACTGCAGGCGTACGCCTATGCTACTTAAGGTGTAGCCGTTAAGATAACGCATTTCCAGAATATTCTTGTGCCTGCTGTCTGGGACGAAAAGCTGTATGGCCTCTTTAATATCTTTCTCAATACTTATAAGCTCTTTAATCTCAGCTGCTATTTCATTTTCTAAGTCCGCTATATTGCAAACGGCGTTTTCAACAAGACTCTGCTTATACGCTGAACTCGTGCCCCCGTCAGGCTTCAGCGTAACGGTTATGGACTCGGCAAGTTCATGCCAAGATTCTACCCGCTCGCGTTTAGCTGAAATAAGTTCGCTCAGCCTGTGCCCCTTAAGCAAAAAAGACTTCGGGTCTTTGCTTATCTGCTTAATCCGTCCTTTTGTCACTGTTAACCCTCCTTAATCATGGCCCGTAAGGCCTGTATTAAAAATGCCTGTGCGTCCGCTTTTTCGGTAAGCACCTCATTTAGAACCTGCATGTCAAGCCCTCCCTTAATTCCTATGTGGTGAATTAGGACGACTTCCTTCTGCCCCGGGCGGTGCAGCCTTTTGTTTGCCTGCTGGTACCATTCAAGGTTATATGTCCAGTTGTACCATATAGCGATATGGCCTCCAGCCTGTAAGTTAAGCCCGTGGCCGGCACTTGCGGGATGGGCGAGGAGAATAGGAATGTTTCCTTTGTTCCATTCCTTAACCGCACCTTCGCTTTTTATCTCAACGGCTTCGGGGAACCGGACTAAAATCCTGTCACGTTCGTGCTGATATGCGTAAAAGACTAAAACGGGCTGTCCGTTCGCCTCTTCGATAAGCTGCTCAAGCTTGTCAAGCTTCTCGGAATGAAATTCTTTAACGCCGCGGTTTTCGTCATACACGCAGCCGCCGCAGAACTGAGAGAGCTTATTGACAAGAATGCCGGCCGAACCCGCGTCTATATCTCCGTCGGCAAACGGCAGGAGCATATCCTTTTTAAGCTGCACGTATAAAGCCGTAACCTCTTCAGGCAGTTCGATTTCATGATTTACGTAAATCCTTTCAGGAAGATTAAGGTACTCTGCGCTGTCCATGCTTATGCAGCACGATTTAAGCAGCCCGTATATTTCATCCTCTGCGCCGGGTTTAGGCTTATAGGAAAAAATCGTAGTGGCGTTTCTTTTGTCGGGGTCAAAAAATTTTTCACGGTACCCGGTCAGAGTCTTTCCTAAAGACTTCCCCTGGTCTATCAGATAAACCTGCGACCACAAATCAAGAAGCCCGTTAGACGCCGGTGTTCCGGTAAGCCCGACAAGGCGCTTAATCATTGGCCTCACCTTTTTGAGAGCCCTGAACCTCTGCGACCTTCCTGATTTGAAAGACGACAGCTCGTCTATGACGACCATGTCAAAAGGCCAGCTTTTCTTGTAAAGGTTTACGAGCCATGGAACGTTCTCCCTGTTTATGATATAAAAATCGGTGTCCTCATTAAGCGCAGCGGTTCTCACCTTTTCGCTTCCAGTCACCAGGGAATAAGTAAGCCCGCTTAAATGCTCCCATTTCATGATTTCATCAGGCCAGGTCTCGACAGCGGGCTTTAACGGCGCTATGATTAAGACTTTACGCACTTCAAAACTGTCGCGGATAAGTTTTTCGGCGGCGGACAGGGTAGTGACGGTTTTTCCCATGCCCATGTCCAGAAGAAGCCCGGTGCCGGGATTATTAAGTATAAAATTTTCCGCGTATTCCTGATACGCATAAGGACTAAATTTCATTTTGTGCCTCCGATATAAGTTTCTGTACTTCGCTTTTTTCGCTTACTCGCCGGACGTCGCAGCCGAAAGCCGAAAGAAGCGAACGCATTTTTTCCTGCCTGGGGCTCAGCCCGTTCTTTAGTCCCGGGCGCTTAAGCTCCACAAATATGATTCTGCCGCCGGGAAAAATGCAAATGCGGTCAGGCACTCCGGTCACACCGGGGCATACCCATTTGAAGGACCTCCCTCCCGCCTCTTTTACTTTTCTCACGACATAACTTTCAAGCCTTGATTCATACATTTTGTACAAATCCTCCTTTTGCAAATTTGCTAAAAACAGTCCCGGAAACTCGGTTGTAAGCCCAAAGGCTTGCAGTTACTGGCTTTCGGGACTTTACAAACTGATTTACAACCGAATACAACCGAGGCAGGATCTACTCGGTTGTAAGCTAAAGCCTTGGTACGATTGGCTTTGGGAAGATTTACAACACTTACAACCGATTTTTCCTATAACACTTTATGGAATTAGACAGTTTTGAGAGATTTGAGAAGTTAAAAATTTTATTTACACTCTCTAATTTCTCTAATTTCTCTATTTTTAAAAAGTTTATATAAAAATCGGTTGTAAGTGTTGTAAATCTCCGTAAGGCTTGGTATGACTTACTTTTTTGAACAACCGACGTCGGTTGTAATCGGTTGTAAGTGTTGAAAACGTACGTTCACTTACCTGGAAAAAGCCTGTTTTATAAAAAGCCTTTTCTGTGAGAACCGCACAGAAATTCAGTCCCTGACGAAGGCCCGCTGCTTGCCGTATGGCTTGCCGCAATAAGCCGAACCGTAAAATTTCCAGCCTTTTACCTGCCTTAAAATGCCAGTTATTTCCCTGGCTTGAGCCTGCGTATAGGTCTTGATGTCACCCTTAAAAAGCTCTGTCCATATCTCTAAAGCGCATACCCGGTTCCTACGTTCCGTACCTTTTTCGTCATCCTCGAAGCTACCGTTATAGAACATAAGTCTCGCCGAAAGGTCCCGCTCTTCCCACTTTTCAGGCAATAAAGTTTCAAGGAAATTTTCGATAACTCCCTGTTTACCGTTCTGCTCAGTGTGCGCAGACTGCACTTCCCTCGCTATTATTTCGGCTTCTTCGCTTAAATACCACTGCTCGCCTGCATTATATCTCATGACGATTTCGGCCCAAACCTGGTCTACGACTTCGTCAGTAAAGGCTGAAGCCCTGCCGCGGCCTTCTTCCGTAACGGCGACCGGCCAGAACCTTCGTCCTCCCGTAGGGTCTCTTAAAAACTCTTCGTCATTAGTGCTGCCGAAAAACGCGCACTGTCGCGGGTGTTCTTG